GTTTGATTTATGAGCAGCATTATGGCGAAATATCGCCAAGCATAATTATTAGGTTTTATGATAATAATAAACAAAATTTTAATATTGAAAATTTATATGCGGTAACAAAAGGCGAAAATGCTGTTTTAAATCGTTTAAAATTTGCAAATGAACCACTTGAATTAAAACCGACAATATTAGCAATGGTTAGAATGTGCTTAAAAGCTAAAATACCTTATAGGATTACTTGATGCAAATCACACAACGTAAAACTGCGGATTTAATACCGTATGTGAACAACGCACGAACACACAGCGAACAACAAGTGTTGCAGATCGCGGCAAGTATAAAAGAGTTTGGTTTTAATTCGCCCGTGCTGGTTGACGGGGAAAACGGCATTATTGCAGGTCATGGGCGCGTGTTGGCGGCTAAAAAGTTAAATCTTGATGAAGTCCCAACCATTGAGCTTAAACACCTCACCAAGACGCAAAAGAAGGCATATATCCTTGCAGATAATCGTTTGGCGTTGAATAGTGGATGGGATAATGATTTGTTGGCGTTAGAGCTGGGTGAATTGTCTGATGACGAGTTTGATTTGGATTTGCTTGGGTTTGATGATACTGAATTAAACAAATTTGATAATGAAATAAACTTTGATGCAGGAAATGAAGAAGATCAAGGGAAATTAGATAAATTAGATCCAAAATACATAAATTGTCCACATTGTGGAAAAGAGTTTGATAGTCGTGAAGCATGAATTAAAAATAGATTTTGCTACTCATGAAGCCGCAAAATATGCGTGTGAAAATTGGCATTACAGCAAATGTATTCCAGTTGGCAAACTTGTAAAAATTGGCGCATGGGAAAATGGTAAATTTATAGGCGTTGTTATTTTTGGACGTGGCGCAAATAAAGATGTTGGAAAACCTTACGATTGCGATCAAACAGAATGTGTTGAATTAGTAAGAATTGCATTAAAAAATCATTTAACTCCAGTTAGTAAAATTATGATGATAGCAATTAAATTTTTAAAAAAAACAAATGAAAATATAAAGTTAATTGTTTCATTTGCAGATCAAGAACAAGGACATCATGGCGGAATATATCAAGCAACTAATTGGATTTATACTGGAACAACAACGCCAGCAGAAGAATATTTTTATAATGGAAAACGTTATCATGGAAGAGCCTTTAGAAAACAACACGGAAGTCATAAAAATTATTTAAATAAAGGCTTAAAAATTATCATGGGATCATCAAAACATAGATATTTAATGCCATTAAATGATAATATAAAACAAAAATTAATGTTATTATCAAAACCTTATCCAAAGCGTGGCACAAAGGCTATTTCTAGCGACCAGTTAGAAAGCGGAGGTGCAATCCCTACCGCCACGCTCCAATCATTAGGAGAACCAAATGGCTCTCACACCTAAACAAGAACGCTTTGCACAACTCGTTGCAGAAGGCAAAACACAGGCTGATGCTTATCGTGGGGCGTTTGATACTAAGCCAACAACTAAGCCTGAAACGATCATTGCTAACGCGTCACGGCTAATGGCTGACAGCAATATTTCAGCAATGGTTGACGAGCTACGCAAACCAATCATTGAAGCCGTTGGCATTACGCTTGAATCGCATTTAAAAGACTTAATGACGTTGCGCAACCTTGCTGTAAAAAACAATCAAATTAACGCGGCAATTACGGCTGAAATTGCCAGAGGTAAAGCAGCAGGCGTATCAACAGATCGTGTTGAAGCAACTATAAAAACAGCCTCAATAAAGAAATTTGAGTTTATTGAGGATGACGGATTAGATGACGATGACGACGAAGATTAGAGTAAGCATTCCGCAAAAAAAGTTCATTAATTCAAAATCAACACATCCAGCAATGGTTGCAGGATATGGAGCGGGAAAAAGTCACGCGGCAGTGTTAAGGATTATTAAACTTGCATTACAATATCCAGCAATGGATTTTGGTTTTATTGAGCCGACATACGATTTAATTAGATTGATTGCGTTTCCACGCTTTGAAGAAATACTGCAAAAACTTGAGATAGAATATAAATTAAATCGAAGTGATGCGACCATCAAACTAGAGAACGGTTCACAGATAATATTTAGATCGGCTGACAACCCAGAGCGTTTGGTTGGGTTTGAAGTTGCTGACGCGGTGATAGATGAAGCTGATACGCTACGCATAGACCAAGCAAGAACAGTATGGGTTAAAATGCTTGGAAGATGCAGACAAAAGAAACCAGACGGGAGAAAAAACACTCTTGCGGCAGTATCAACACCAGAAGGTTTTGGTTTTATGTATGAGACTTGGGGAAAAGAAAAGCGCAAAGGATATAAGCTAATCAAAGCTCCAACAAGCTCAAACAAAAGGCTTCCTGCTGGATATGTTGACCAATTAAAGGCAACCTATTCAAGCGCACAATTATCCGCGTATCTTGATGGCAATTTTGTTAATTTAAATGCAGGAAGTGTTTACCATGAATTTGACAGAAATCTTAATTCATCCATTGAAGTTATTAATTCAGACGATGTTTTGCATGTTGGGTTGGATTTTAACGTTTCCAATATGTCTGCTGTTATTCATGTATTGCGCGGTGACAGCGTTCATGTTGTTAATGAGCTCACTGGCGTGTTCGATACGCCAACAATGGCGCGGTTATTAAAAGAACGCTACCCAACGCACAGGATTTTAATTTATCCTGACGCAAGCGGTAACGCTCGAAAATCAAACAACGCAAGCGAATCAGATCACAGCATTTTGCGCTCGTATGGGTTGCAAGTGTTGGTTAATTCACGCAATCCATTCATTAAAGATCGCGTGTTATCAGTTAACGCCATGATTCACAATTTAGGCGCAAGACGTTATTTTGTTAATGCGCAGTATTGTCCAATGCTGGTTGAATCACTTGAAAAGCAATGCTATGCAAAAACGGGTGAGCCTGACAAAGCTGGTGGGTTTGACCACGTTGTTGATGCAACAGGTTATTTTATTGCGTATAGATACCCGCTAGTGAATAATAGGCCAACATTTGCAGCAATTACAGGAATTTAAAAATGGCAGTAGACACTAAACATTCTGAATATTTAGAATATAAAAACCAATGGGATAGATGCGAAGATGTTGTAGAAGGACAAGACGAAATACATAAAGAAGGCATTGAATATTTACCGCGTCTTAGTGGGCAAACTGATGCTGAATATTATGCTTATAAAAAAAGAGCAATGCTATATAACGCGACTGCTAGAACGGTAAATGGATTGACTGGTTTATTATTCCTTAAACCCGAAGTCATCACAGCACCTGCAGCAATGGATAATATTATTGCAGACGTGACAATGGGTGGGTTATCGTTGCATCAATTTGCTGAAATGGTAGCAGAAGAAGTTATTACTATCGGACGTTGTGCCGTGCTTGTCGATTACCCACCTATTGTTAACGCGGTAACACTTGCACAAGCACAGGCACAAGGCGCAAGACCTTACGCGACCATGTACGATGCAGAATCAATCATTAACTGGAAAACGGGGCGCATTAACAACGTTGAACAGTTAACGCTTGTTGTGCTTGAAGAAGAACACGAGATTGCAGTTGATGAGTTTGAATCTAAATGTGAACCGCAATGGCGCGTTCTTGATTTAGGCGATGGTGGAATTTATCGTCAACGTGTTTTCCGCAAAGACAAACGCGGTGAATTTATTTTAGTGGATGAAATTTATCCACAAATTAACGGCAAAGCATTAAACAAAATACCGTTTGAGTTTTTTGGCGTGCGTGACAATTCACCATGTGTGGATAAACCTCCATTGCTTGACCTTGTTGACGTTAATTTATCTCATTACAGAACCACAGCCGATTATGAACATGGCTTGCACTTTACTGGACTACCAACACCTGTAGTCACTGGTTATTATTCAGACGATAAAAGCGCGTCACTTCGTATCGGTAGCGGAACGGCATGGTTATTGCCAGACCCGCAATCAAAAGCATTTTATCTTGAATTTACAGGGCAAGGCTTAGGCGAACTGCGCGAGGCATTGCGCTCAAAAGAGGCAATGATGGCAACACTTGGGGCGCGTATTTTAGCACCAGAAAAACGCGCAGCAGAATCAGCGCAAACGGCTAATATTCACAGATCAAGTGAAAACAGTGTACTTGCTTCAATTTCACAATCAATCAGTATCGGATTAACGCACGTCATGGAGTATTTGCGCGATTGGTCAGGCGTAACTGGTGATGTTAAGGTTGAGTTAAACCGTGATTTTATTCCAAACTCAATGACAGCTCAGGACTTGGATAGTTTAGTTAAGGCTTGGCAAAGCGGTTCAATCTCACATCAAACTCTATTCGATAACCTTGTCGCTGGTGACATTATCATGCAGGACGTATCGTTTGACGATGAGATGGAGCGCATTGCAGTTATGCCTGCTACTGGTGGGATGTTGTAATGGAAGAATCAGCTAACACGCAACTACGCGATAAAACGATTGCACATGAAATTTATTTGCAGCGATATTATTCATCAACAAGTAAAAAGGTCATGGACTTGTTGCGTGTTGTTGAAAAAGATTTGGTTAAACAATTAAAAACGCTAGACCTTGATAGCCAAATGACAATTCCACAGATTGACGCGCGTTTGGAATCAGTGCGGGCGATTTTAAATGAAGGTTATGATTTAGCCGGTAAAGAGTTAATCAGTAACATGAAAGACGCAGCAGAGTATGAGCAAGAATGGCAAATCAAAGCCATTGATGATTCAACGCCTGTTGTGCTTGATATGGTAGCGGTTGCGCCCGTGACGTTATTTGCTGCGATTGAATCAAAACCATTGCAGGGAAAACTGATTAAAGAATGGATTGATAAATTAGATCAAGATAGTTACACGCGCATACA